GTCGCAAACACCTCCGCGTTGGCCTTGCGCAGCGCGTCGATCAGGTCTGCTGCCTCACGCAGCGTCTTGATGTCCGCGTCATCGATGCGCTTGTGCGCCGGCGAGTAGTCGCATTCCGGCCTCGTGGCGTCAATGTTGTCTGCCATCGTTCGCAGCACTTCCACAACGTCGCTCATAATCCACCTCCGATGTTGTAAGTCTTGGTTACAGGTTGATTTCTGACCTCGTGCAGGCACGCCGCGTAGCCTGCGATGTCACGGCAATTGTCGTCCTTCGCGCGCTCCCAGTCACGCGCCAACTTGTCGATGATCATGAACTTGGCCCAGTCCTCTGGCTTGAAGTTCGTCCCGTACAGGGCGTTGATCATGCCGACGGTACGGGCGAAGTGCGCTGCCGGCGGGCCGTAGCTGGCGCCCCGCTCGGCGACGATGTCGACGCATTCCTGGAGCATCTGCTGTCGTGGGGTCATTGACCCACCTCCATCCGGTGGGCCGCGTAGACCGTCATCGCTTCGATCCGGTTCCACTCCGACACCTTGCCGGGAAGCTTGCGGGTGCAGAAGCCAACCTTGCGCAGCCTGACCAGCAGCCGAGCAATCATTTCGCGCTCTGCCGTTTGCAGCCACGAGCGTGCCTCCTGTTCCTCTTCAGCGATATGTGGGTACCCGGAGTCCTCTTTTGCGTCGGAAGCCGTCACAGAGCCTCTACAGCCCTGCGGGATGGCTCGGTACGCTTCCTCCTCGCTCTGGCACCATTTGCCGTACCGGACGAGGTAACTGCCGAGCCGGCTCTGCTGCTGCCACGATGCGTACCAAAACGTCGGTCGCTGGTTACCGGACAGGAAGCGAGGATTGCGCTGCTCGTGCAGCTCGCTGCACTTGGTCAAGACCCACTTCAGCTCCGGCTGGTGGCTGCTGAAGGCCGGCTTCACGAGCCTGATGGCGTCGGCCACGATGTCCTGGTTCAGACCTTCGAGCCTCTCGCGCCAGAGTGCGCGCAGTTCGTCCGTCCACTGGGCGTTGGGCCAAAGCGCCACCGCCAGCTTCAGGTTGCTCGTAATGGAATTGTCACTCGTCGTTCGCATCGCTGTCTCCTGGTGAAGTTTCCTCGTCGGTGTAGTCGCCGTTCAGCCATCTCTCTCGGCCATCTGCCGTCCGGTAGATCGGTATTTGTCGCGGAGTCCAGCCGTTGGCCATGTACCACAGGTAATGGTCATCCGGGTGCGCGTCGGCTGGAATGTGTCCTGTCGGCGGGCCTCGGCGAGCAGGCGCGTTGCCGGCCGCGCGCGAGCCGCCGCCCTCCTGCGTCCGGTTGAACCAGTTCGTCAGGAACTTGCGCCACAGTCTCTTCGCCTGCTTGGCGGGATTTGCCAGCAGGTGCTGGTGGGCCTTTGCCAGATCCTGGTCGATGTTGACCAGCGGGTACGCCACCGACCAGTCGGCGCGATCCCTGTCCGTGATCCCTGACCACCCGTTCTCGATTGACCACCCAATCGTGTCGCGTGGCTTCGCGCGCGCTTTGCGCGGCGCGGAGCTAACAGCAATTGGTGTCTCGTCTCTGGATTCTGGTGTACTGGCATCTGGCATCTGGCATCTAGCATCTAGTATGGGATCCGTTTGCGATCCGTTTGCGATCCGAATCGGATCCGTTTGCGATGCCCACCGGATGGCGTTTGCCTTCTGCGCTGCGGCGCTTCTGGCGGTTGCCTTGTCGATCATGACCTGGCGTTCCTGCTCAAGCCTGCGGTTCATGTACACCTTGCCGGCCACGCCCTCGGCCTCGGTCAGCACCCACCGCTCCAGCACTTCCTCAAGCGCCGGCTTGCCGATGTCGCCGACAATGCGCATCAGCCTAGTCATGTCCGAAGGGCAGTATCCCCTGTCCCATGCGTGCAGCAGCATGCGCACATGAGCGCCAAACTGCGCGGTACTCATGTCCTGGCACGACTGGACGATGTCCGAAACCCAGATGCGCACGTACGGGTGCGGCTTCCTGTCACTGCTCATTGTGGCCTCCATGCCAATGTGGTAGGATGGCATTGTCGCGTCATTGGACTCCGCGACCATGTCGCCAGCCGGTTGCACGGCGTGGCACGACCGAAGGTAGTAGGGGTGGCTGAAGCCGTCAACCGCGTCTCGACCGGCCCAGCCACCCCCACCTTGGGACTAGTGACCCCAGTACACGTTGTCGTTGCGACGATACCTCCGCAGGTCGTCGCGCAGATCCTCGCGCACTAGGTGCCTGTCCTCGAACTCGATGAAGTTGTTGGGCAGCATCGCGAACTGGTTGCCGTCGACCTCGATCAGGTTCAGGGGCTTGTGTTCCTGCGGATACCGGCTGAACCCGTCGGCCCAGTCGATGATGATTCCCGTGTGCCGGCCACCGTCATCAAATGGCCTGCGGATGCCGACCTGCAAACCTTCGAGGTACTCCGCATGGAACGCCTCGATGCGCTCGCCCATCGCCGACCACGGCATAAGTTCAAGGTGGTGCCGCTCAAACTTGTCGCCGGCAGACACATGGTGGATCGGGATCCCGGCCCACTCGGCGCCGCTGGCAAGCAGCACGTGGCACATGAGCGCCTGTCCGGGTCGGCAGTGAACACCCCACCACACCCCAGGCGTCGACCCCGGTGGCATTCCGGGGCCGAGCGCCTTGTTGTCGACGTTCACGTACAGGTGAAATGGCAGGTTTGCGTGGCGCATTAGAACGGGATGTCCTCGTCAGTGGCCTTTCCGGGCGCTGCCTTGGCCGTGCGCGGGTTCTCGGGGTACGCCTCTGGCTGCGGTCGCCTGCCCTGCTGCGCGCCCTGTGCGGGCTTCCTAGCGGGCGCAGCGGCCTGCTGTGCCGGAGCCTGACGCTCGCCATCCTGACGCGGCTCGAAGCAGCTCACAATGATCGAGTCGCCGCCCTTGCCCGACAGGTCAGGCACGCCGGCAGGGTTGAACCACTTGGACAGCAGGATGAACTGACCGCCGTCCTGGCCCTGGAACACGCTGCCGACGTTCTGCCAGCGCGCCTTGGTCTCACCGCCTTGGGTGGTGTATTCGCCGGTCTTGACCGCAAGGTCATACAACTTCGTTGCCATCTGAATCTCCTTGTGAAATGGGTGTGATGCGGACTTCAACGAACCCGCCAACGCTGTCCGCTGACACGCTGGCGGTAAGCCTGGTGAACTGCTTGTCATCGATCATCAGCGCATCGGCAAGGCCATCGATGCCTGCCTTCATGCGCGCAATGAGGTTGTCCCTGTCGTAACTGCGCCGGTCTGGCGGCACGAACCGCAATTCGAGCAGGTACTCCACCTTTTCCCGGAGTGTGGCGCTCGTCTGCGCGCGCACGGTTGCCCAGCAGTTGTCCCGGTACTTCGCCTTTGCCCGGTACACCATCGCCCAGTGCAGCCTGGAATTGGGCGACAGCTGCGTCGGCGGCCACGGTAATTGGAGTTCGAGCGCGTCCATGCCCTTGTATCGGCGGGATAATAGCACGCGCTTGACAGATGGAATATGCAGCGGATGAAGATTTATTCAACCGGTTGACACCGGATGACCGACGATATACCGTTACACCGCCATGCAATTCCGCATGGCCAAACACAAGGGATTCACATGCCAGCAATGATCAATCGGAAGACCGACCCAGAGGCGTGGCTCAATGCGCGCCACCAGGACATCACATCGACGGAGGTCGCCGCGCTGTTCGGCCTCTCGCCGTACATGACCGAGTTCGAGCTGTTCCACCGCAAGCGCGCCGAGGCGCCTGTCCAGTTCGAGGACAACGACCGCATGCGCTGGGGCCGCCGGCTTGAGGACAGCATCGCCGCAGGCGCAGCCGAGGACAACGGGTGGACGATCCGCGCGCGCAACATCTACCAGCGCGATGCCGAAGCACGCATCGGATCGTCGTTCGACTACACCATCGTCAGCCATCCCGACGGCCCGGGCCTGCTCGAAGTCAAGAACGTCGACGGCCTCGTGTTCAAGCAGAACTGGACGGTCAATGACGATGGCACCATCGAGGCGCCCGAACACATCGAGTTGCAGGTGCAGCACCAACTCGAAGTGGCCGACTACGAGTGGGCGGTCATTGTCGCCCTCGTCGGAGGCAACGACATCAAGGTCATGCACCGCAAGCGCGAGCGTGAGATTGGCCAGGTCATCCGCGCGCGCGTGCGCCAGTTCTGGGATCGCGTCGAGCGCAACGACCCGCCGACGCCCGACTACATGGCCGACGCCGAGTTCATCGCCAAGACGCTGCGCCGCAACGCCGACGCCGACAAGGTCATTGAGGCCAACGAGACGCTGGACGAGATGATCGCCAGGTACATGCACGTGTCGAAGGAGGCCGCAGACCTCGACCGGCTCAAGGACAGCATCAAGGCCGAGATCCTCATGGTCATCGGCGATGCCGGCAAGATCCTGTCGACCCACGGCACGGTGAACTGCACGACCACGAAGGACAGCGCCGGCACGCTGGTCACGCCCGACATGGTCGGCACCCACATCGGCGCGCGCAAGGGCTACCGGATGTTTCGGGTCAGCGCCAAGAAGGGAGGTGGGTGATGGCGCCTGACAACGACATCACGCTCAACCTCACGCCGATGCAGTGCCGGCTCATCTTGGAGGCGCTCATCGCAGTCGGCAGCAAGAACCCGAAGAACCGTTCCCAGTCAGACACAGTCAGGGCCATCGCAGGCCAGATCAACACCCAACTGCCGCCGTCGGCAGACAATTCACAGGAGGACAGCAATGACAGCACGTGGTGAAATCCAGTTGTTCCGCGACACGCTCGACAACGCCAAGGATCAGTTCCTGAAGGCGCTGCCGCCGCAGATCCCCGTCGACAAGTTCACGCGCACCGTCATGACGGCGGTGCAGATGCAGCCGTCGCTGCTCGGCGGTGACAGGCGCAGCCTGATCGCGTCGTGCATGAAGGCCGCCCAGGACGGGCTGCTGGTCGACGGCCGCGAGGCCGCGCTGGTCATGTTCGGCGACAACGTCCAGTACATGCCGATGGTCTCGGGCATCGTCAAGAAGCTGCACCAGTCGGGCGAGATCCGCGACATCGCCGTCCATGTGGCCTACGAGGGCGACGAGTTCATGTACGAACTGGGCGACTGCGAGCGCATCGTCCACCGCCCGACGTTCGGCGACAAGGGCGCTCCGACGTTCGTGTACGCCATCGTCCACACGACCAACGGAGGCACGTACCGGGAGGTCATGTCCTACGCGCAGATCGAGGAGATTCGCATGGGCAGCCGCTCCGGCAACCGTGGCCCGTGGAAGACGCACTGGGCCGAGATGGCCAAGAAAACCGTACTTCGCAGGATCGCGAAGCGGCTGCCTTCGAGCGCGGACATGGACAGCGTCATGCGTCATGATGACGAGGCGCAGCGCGATCTGGCGGATGCCGTTTCGGGGCAGCAGGAGGCTGCCCAAGGCGAGCCAAAGCCGAGGCTGTCTCGGCTACGGGCAAGCATCGCCAAGGCGACACAGGTCACGGACGAGCCAGCAAAGGAGGTCACGGATGCAGCCGCAGTTCCTGACGCCGTGTGAACTGGCTGACCGATGGCGCGTCACGACGAGCGCGCTGGGCAAGTGGCGCAGCCAAGGGATTGGCCCGCGCTTCATCAAGTTTGGGGAACGGAACCGGGCAGTCCGGTACCCGATGGACGAGATCGTGAAGTTCGAGCGCGAGTCCACGTTCGCGCCAATCCGCAAGCCATAGACAGGCTTCCCTCCGAAACGACAGACCCCAGCCGGCATGGATGCCTGCTGGGGTCTTGTCGCTTCACAAGGGGTCAGCGAATGGATGCTACCGTTCGTCGCACCAGGCCATGCGCCTGGCGTTGTGCGCCTTTATCTCGGCGATGGTCTCTGGCGTGTCCTCGACCGACCAGCTAATCGGCCTGAACGCCGCGCACACCGCGCCTGAATCCGTCGTCTTGCAGCAGCCCGCCAGCAGCGTCACGAGCGCGAGCGGCAGCGTCAGACTCCATCGCGCGCACAAGCCGTCCTGCGGCATCCTGGGCGGTGCGGTGGCGCTCCTCAAGCTTGCCCTCGCTGCGCGCCCTGCCGATGATCGTGAACAGCACGACCAGGCCAAACGCGAATGCCGCTCCGATGATCGCGAGCTGAAGCACCGGATCATGCCTTCTTCGACCACACCGACCAGACGGCCGTGGCGAGGGTCGCGACCGCGCCGGCGATGGTCTCCATCGTCGCGCCGTCCAGCATGCCCTTGCCAACGAAGTACCCGCCAACAGCCGCCACGACGGCGCGCACGATTCCAGCGATCTGTTCCTTGCTCATCATCATTCTCCAGATTGGTGATGCCGCCATGATTCCGGCAAGTGCCGGAGCGCGCGATGCGGCCTTTGGCGCGCGCTTGACTGACTTCTTTGCCTTCTTGCTCATGTTGCGATCAGCCCCAGCGTGCGCATTGCGGCCAGCAGCAGGTTGAGTTGCGCGACAACGTCGCCAGCACCTGTGGCATCAGCGATGGCCGCAGGCTGGCTGGCTGGAGTCGCGCCAAAGAACCCGGCGGTAGATCCGGTGTGCGCCAGTTCGGCCATGAGGGTCGCAGTACTGTTCGACTGGAACCCTGCCACGACCTCGGCGGATCCGTTCACCAGCAGGTCTGTACCGATGCTGCACTCGTCGCCGACGTTGAGGTCGCCGCCGATGCCCGCGCCGCCGGCAACCACTAGCGCGCCGTCCGATGCGCTCACGGATGGCGTGGTGTCTGTCGTGTGGATGTACCCGTTGCTGTCCAGGTTCTTGTCGAAGGTGACATTGCCGTCGACGCCCAGCGTGCCGGCAATCGTGACATCGCCAAACTTGGTCGCGCCGCCGACTGACAGCGTTCCAGCCACCTCTAGGGATCCCTTTGCCCTGACGTCTGTGTAGTCGACGTTGGCTTCCGTCAATCCGCCCTGAATGCGCACGTGCGCCGGAGGAGCGACCTTGAGCGTCGGCTGCGGTTGCCTGTCAAGCGGCTGGTCAATCCGCGCGCGGCTCACTTGTCCTCCTTCGCGTCGAGCTTCTTGAACAGCACCGACAGCGTGTTCTCGATGCGCGCGAAATGGCCTTGCATGTCCGCGCGCAGCTCGCGCGTGGCCTCGCGGAAGTCGTCGCGGCGCACGTAGACGTTGGGCAGGTTGCGCTCAATCGTCTGGACGTCGCCCTTGAGCGCCTGCACGCTGTCCCACACGACCTTGAGGATCCAGCCCATCAGTGCGCCGACGGCCGCGAACAGGTAGTTGAGCGCGGTCTGCTCCATCACATTTCGCCTTCGTTGCCTTCGTCCCACACCCACAGGCATGTCGCCTCGTCAAGCACAGCGTCGTCGCTGGGCTTGGGCGGGATGAACGCATCGCGCTGCGCGTCGTAGGTGTAGCCGATCCCCGCGTAGTTGTAGCGCAACGCCTTGGACTGGTCGGCGCTCGGCTCGCCCGTGTGCGGGTCGTAGTGGACTCCTCCGCGAGTGTTGTACGAGGTCTGCTTCCAGTTGCCTTCCATCCTCGCAATGAAGTCGGCCTCCGCGACGATGACCTGCGTGACGATCCCGTTCTCGATTCGTGCGTAGTGTGCCATGTCAGTTCAGTGTGAGAGTTCCAGATGTCGTGAACGTATGCACGGTGTAGCTGCCCACAGTCGTGATGGTTCCGCCCGTGGCGCGAGCCGAACCGACGTAGCGCACGATGACGATGCCGGAGCCGCCCGCCTGACCTGCGCGTGCGGTGACTCCATCAGTTCCGCGACCGCCACCGCCACCTCCAGTATTTGCCGAACCTGCCACCGCGGCAGTTGTGCCGCCTCCCTTGCCGCCACCTCCTGCGCCGCCTGCTGCACCGTCTACTGGCGTTGCGCTTCCCTCGACTCCATATCCGCCGCCACCGCCGCCCGCGTATGTAACCGTGCTGCCTGTAATGTCACTTGGAGTTCCTGCGCCGCCAACTCCTGCCGCGCCATTGACGCCATTGCCGCCTGCTACGCTTGCGCCGCCGCCACCTCCAGCGATTGCTGTCAAATTTGGGGAACTTCCAACTGTAACACCAGTTCCACCGTCATTGCCTTGGGATGGAACAGTGGCAGGCGTGTTTCCTAAACCGCGTTGGCCTAAACCAGCAGTAGCCGCTGCACCGCCGCCAGATCCTCCGGCGAATGCACCACCAGTGACATAACTTGCTCCACGACCGCCGCCAGCGGAACTGATTGCACTAAACGCCGATGCAGTTCCGCTTGCATTTATTCCACCACCGCCGCCAACCGTCACGATGTATGCGGTTCCGCTTGCGAGTGAAATCGCCGTGCCGCCGACATTGGTTCGGTATCCGCCTGCGCCACCGCCGCCGCCCGTAAACGTGGAAGGATGTCCACCTCCACCTCCACCACCGACCACCAGATACTCAACCTCTAGCGGCCTCAAGTCAAATGTGCCGCTCGTCGTGAACGTGTGGATCGTGTAGCCGCCGCTGCTTGTGACCGTGCCGCCCGCTGCACGCTGCGCGCCGAGGTAGCGGATGATGACAATGCCGGAACCGCCGTTGCCGCCTGCTTCGGGAGTCGGAACACCACCTGATGTCCTTCCGCATCCGCCTCCTCCACCGCCGCGATTTGCGGTTGCATCTGCGGTTGCCGAACGTGCGCTGCTATTCGATCCGTCGCCTCCACCACCGAGTCCTCCAGTTCCACTAGTTCCTGCTGTGGTGTTCTGCGTTCCACCGCCACCACCACCCGCGTAGTACGTTGCGGTTCCAGTGATGTTGAGTTGCAGTCCGATACCGCCATTTCCGGCTACAGAGTTTGGGTCAGCGCCAACAGAAGGCGATCCGGCAGCGCCAGCGCCACCACCGCCAGATCCGCCGGGATTTGATGCAACAGGCGCGGTACCACCATCGTTACCTTGACCGCTTGTGCCTGTTCCGCCTGCCTGACCAGAACTGCCAAATGCGCCGCCGCCGGATCCACCTGCAAGCGCAACGCCGTTTTGCGTACCGCCTGCGCCGCCTCCGGTAGTCGAAATGCCAAGCGCGGAACTGGCGTTGCCGTTGACTGATCGTGCGCCTGTTGGACTGACTGCGCCAGCGCCACCAGCGCCGACCACAATCGAATACGCCTGCCCGTTGATGAGAGGCAGCGTCGTTGATCCGATGTTGTGCAGCAATCCGCCTGCGCCACCGCCACCGCCGCGAGCCGTGCCGCCACCACCGCCACCAGCCACGACGAGGTACTCGACCTCCAGCGGGCTTCCGCCGTTGAAGCCGACAAACTGCTCCATCAGCGATGGGCGCGTCGGCCGGCGCATTCTTCCGAGGTTGCTGCGCATGTCAGGTCACAGGAATGCGTAGAAGCAGCCCATCGTGCCGGTCGACGACTCGAACTGCACCGTCACGTACTGGTGGCCGATGGTGTCCAGAACCACGTTCGCAGGAGGCGTGCCTGACGCAGCTGCGGTGCCTGGCGAGTAGACGTTCACGGTCGGGACTCCGGTGGCCACAACGACGCTGTGGAAGAAGTACGTCGTGGTGGCGTTGATGGACAGGCTGGGGATGCTGCCGGCAGTCGCGTTGTACGCGCACGCGACGTCGGCGAGCAGCGTCGGCACGTAGATCGGCGTGCCGCTCGTCTGCACGTACGTCGACCACCCGATGACGCGGAACCCCGGCGTCGTCGCGTTGTTGGCGCTGTGGAACGGCACCAGGCGCATGAGGCTCGGCTTGTCGCCGAGGTTCGTCGGCACCAGGAACGTCTGGCTGGTGGTCGACGGCAGCGTGGCCGTCGGCACCGAAACGTCGTAGGTGCCGCTCGATGCGGTCACCAGCCCGGTCGTGCGGTACGGTGGCTTGTCTGTCGATACGGTGATGTCAGTGGCCATGTGTTTCCTTTTAGCTTCCTGTGGAGCTGGTCATGCCGTCCAGTAGGTGGCGGAAAATATAAGGACGTTGCGATCTGCGGTTGCTCCGGTGGTGAGATCCGACACCTGAACATCTGCCGTAGCGGAGTTTCCGGCCGTATTTCTGAACTGAAGCAACGCCCTAGTTCCAGAAGTGTCAAAATGAAATCCCATTGGATGGTCGGTTGACCAACTTATGGCGCGATACACCGTTCCGCCTCCAGCCACGCTGTTGCTGGCGTACGGGAATCCCGCGATATACAACGCTCCTGATGCCGTGCCAACCGACACGTTGTCGGTTCTGATGAATGCGTTGGCAATCACCATCTTGCCAATCTTTGTGTATTGAGCAGATACGACGTCCATCGTCAACGTCGTGAACGTGCCTGTCGCGGCCTCGTACACCGGAACCCACGTTCCCTCTTCGTAGTCGGACAACACCTCGGTGGTCGGCGTGCCGGATCCGCCGGCGGTGGCGCTGAAGTCAATTCCCTTTGTGTCGGCGACGATGACGTTGCCGCTCGTCAGCGTGACATTGCCGGCCACGGTCGCGTTTGCGCCAGACATGGTGATGACAGTCGTGCCGCCGCTAGACTTGATGTCGTTGCCCGTGACGGTCAGGTCTCCGGCAATGGCAACGTCGGCGCCGGACATCGTGATCGCAGTCGTTCCGCCAGACGCCTTGATGTCGTTGCCGGTCACCGTCAGGTCGCCGCCAACCGTCATGTCTGACGTCACACTTGCCGTTGATCCGACCGACAGCGTGCCGGACACCGCGATGTTCGTCCCGAGCTTCGCGCTTGTGACCGCGCCGCTGTCAATCGTGTACGTCGCGCCGCCGCCGCTGATCGTGATGTCGCCCTTGTCGCCGTCGACAGGCGTCGTCGTCACGGTATCCCACGCGCTGCCGTTGAACACCTTCATCACGTTCGAGACGCTGTTGAAGTACAGGTCGCCGGCCTGGCGGGCCGTGCCGTCGTTGCGGGTCGCAGGGTCTGACGTCTTCGAGCCGTAGTACCGCTGCGCCGGCACCGCGCCGCCGATGTCGACCGCGCCGGTGGAGTCGAACGCCAGGTACTGGTTCGCGCGGTCGGAAGCCTTGGGAAGCACCGCGTTCAGCGAGATCTCGGTGTCCGGGTACCGGATGCCACGGTTGGCCTGCCCCTGCACTTGCTGCACCTGGATCGTCGCCCGGTCAAGCGCGTCGTTGATGACCTCGGGATAGAACCCGCCCTGGTTGGTGAGGTCGACCTGCTGGGTGTTGTCGACGCTCGACGCAACCAACAGAGTCGTGCCGGTCGCGAGGTTGCCGCCGGTCAGGGTCACCGTGCCGCCCGGGCTGGTGTTTTGATCGGCATTCAATGCGACCGTGTAGTCGGAGTTCAGGACAAGCGTCGTCACGACGCCTGTGCTGGTCAGCGTCCGCAGCACATCCAGGTCACCGGCCGCAAACACCTTGAACGCAAACGGGAATGCCGAGGCAGTCCCATTGCCTGTGAACGGGCCAGCCACTCGTGTCGTGCTGGAAATGGTCATCGGGTGCGCTCCAGGGCGAGATTGAGGCTAGGCATTGGCGTCTCCATTACGGATACCTGAATTACCGCTTGCTCTCGGGGCTTGCTGCACCCGTAACCAAGCCACGGATGTAGTCCCACATTCCTGTCGGCTCGACATCCCCACGCTGCACATCAAGCGCATATCCAACAGGGCGGCCGATGACTTCGGCCGGGATTCCGCTGAATAGCGACAGCAGCGTCAGGACATCGCGCACATTCTTGCCGCTGACGTCCTTGTCCGGATCGATCAGCGCAATGACAGCCTTGGTCGTGCCAACTGTCGCGCGTTCGAGCGCAGCCAGCGACGGGCTTGCGCTGATCCTGTCATCGTATGGTGCGCTGGTAAATCCACCTGTCGCGAGCTGGAGTCCGACGCCACCGAATGGGATCATTGCCGCGCCGGCCCGGATCTGGCTTCCGAAGAACCAGCTCATCATGACGTCAAGGTAGCCGTCCTCGTCCTCGTCATCCCATTGCCCGCCAAGCGTGCGAACGATGGCGTCGGCAACGATTGTCGGGAGCATGAACCCCATGACGTAGATGTAGACCAGCCGACCCTTGTTGCTGCGCCAGCCAAGGTCGCGGATCACCCTGATGTACTCGCTGGAATTGAGGTTGGCCAGCATGTTGAAGTAACCGGTGAACTGCACGAATGTGCGGTAGAACGGCGAGCCGACCTCAACCCTCGAAACGTCCTCGGGATCCATGCTGCCCTGCGTCATGCGCACTGCCGCATCGCCTGCCGCAATGGCCTCGCGCTGCGCCACGGGATCGCTTGCTTGAAGGCCGCTTTGGGCCAACGACTGGTTGTATGCGCCAGTCCAGGTCACGATGTCAACAATGTTCTGATGCGCAGTTTGCAGGAAGTATCCGTGCTTGTTTGACCACTGCTGGATCTTCTCGTACTTGCTCGGGTTCAGCAGGATGTCGTTCATCGACTCCTGAAGCTCAAACATCTGCGACCGCATCCTGTTGGCCATGAACGGACTCATGGACGCAACCTCGTCGGCGACCTTGAACGGCGATCCGATGTACGTGGCCAGCGCCGACTTGAAGTAGCCAGGATCGACACGGAGCATTGCCGGGAATGCGCCCGTCAGCTGCTGCAAGGCATTGCGCAGGTTGGCGAACATGATGCTCGATCCAATGCGCGAGCGGACGGCAGTCCAGAACTTGTCCGTCAACTTGAACATGCCAGGCTCCATCGTGACCTGGCGCGCAGCCCTCGTGAGCCACGGCAAAAGCATGTCGTTGATGGCGCCAGGATCGGCACGGTTCAATGCATCGCGGAACGCAGGCACGCGCAGGATTCGCAGGACATCCCTGATGGCCGGCTGCACGTGCGCAAACCGCACGACGCTATCGATGTGCCTGGCCATCAGCCGCAGGTCAAGCGACAGCGGCCGGTTGTATTCAGTGCGCGAGCGCGTGAAGCCACGGCCGGTCGAAGGCATCGACTGCCTGAAGTCGGACTCAAGCTCCTCCATCGCCTCGTTGCTGCGAGCGTCGGCGACCATGAAGCTGTCGGTCTTTGCCGGCACGTATCCGCCCCTGTACTCGCCGAACGGCGTAACAATCGGGCTGGCGCCGACTTCCTGGAAGTAGTAGCCAAACAGCTCGTAATGCGCCTTCTGCGCCAGTGGCTTGATCTCCTCGTTGAGATCCCACACCGCTTGCAGGAAATCCATGTCTGCCTTGGTCACGACACCCTCTGCAAACATGCGGGTCACGAAGGCATCCCACCGAGCGGTGACCAGGTTGCCGTCGGCATCCAGTTCGCCCCACCCACGCCCGAGCAGAAGCTTGCGCAGGTTGCTCTCGTTGCCCATGTGCATCATGGCCCCGAGAACCTCGGCCTTGCCCAAGCCGCCGTTTCCGTAGCCAAATGTGTAGTTCAGCTCCTGGGCGTCGATCTTGCCTTCCGGAATCGTGATCGTGCCAAGCAGGTCTACAAACCGCTTGACGTACGTGTTTCGGTCAAGCCTGTAGGCAATCAGCGCATCCTTGACCGGACGCCAGATGTAGGTCGTAAAGGCACGCACATCGCCAGGGCCATCGGTGCGCCATGCCCAATGCTCGACCCTGGTCATGATCGCCTTGAGGGTGTTCAGCGCCCGTACAGCCCTGTCCTTGGCCGTAGGCGCCCTCCGCTCGCCCGGCACGACCTCCGGCACCCCAATCTCCTCCAGCCGCTCCACGAGCGCGCTGGTGGCTGTCTCAAGGTCTACAAGCTTGCCCTCGACCTTGATCTGGTTGCGACGGCGCGACCCGTACCAGAACGCCTCGACGGCATCCCGCATTATGCGGAACTCGTCAACGGTCAGGTCTCGGTAGTTCTGCGGCCCACGCGCAGCCCGCTCGATCAGCGGCCGAAGCTCCTCGTACAGCTCCGGGTCGTAAGACCGCATCTGCTCCAGGTACTCGGCTGGCGACTTGTCCGAACGGCCAAGCCCGTAGTACGCCAGCACCGCCCTGCCGGCGTTGACTAGGTTCATGTCCCTGCCCTTGGCGATCTTCTCGTCCGGGCGGAATAGGCGACGGAACTTCTCCAGTGCCGTCTCGATTTCGTCGCGCACAGCGATGGCTTCGGCAGCCATCTGGTTGTTCAGCAGCTGGTTTCGCTTGGCGGCAATGACCACCTGCGCAGGATCTGCATCCGGGTACTTCTCGCGGTAGGCGTCGACCCGCTCCTGGGCCTTCCTCGTCGCGTCCTGCCTGGCAGCCTCGGCAATGGCCTGCGCGTCGGATATCGGCATTCCTGCCGCAATGGCCGATGCCTGCTCGGTCATTGACCTCGTGAATGCGGCCTGCCCAGCGACCTTGGGATTCGGCAAGTCGCGAAGCGCACTTGCCGCATCACGGGCTGCACGGCTCTCGGCGGCCACGTACTCGCGCGGGCGGATGTCTCGAATGCGCCTGCCGGAAATGACCTGCTTGGCCACCTGGCGCGCAGCCTGTCGCATCGAGTTTGCCGGCTGGGTCGCCTTGCTGTGCAGCCGCAGCTCGACGGCAATGAAACGACCACGAGCCTCGTTGTGCAGCGCGCGGTCAATGGCTTCCTCGCGCGACTGCGGAGTTGCCAGCTCGCCGCTCTCTGCCAGCATTCGGGCGTCTGTGCGCTCGTCAATCACCTCGGCAATCGGACGCGCGTCGATGACTGCACGGATCATCTCGTCCGCGCTGGCATATCCCAGAGCCTCGGCGGCAAGCTCCGGATCCATCCCGCCTTCCTTCGCCAGGATTCCGTACTTGCCCTTGCCAAGCTTGGCCAGGTCAGGACGCAGGTTCTCCGGCTCCAGCTCGTACATGCGCTGCACGGCAGCGGCATCCAGCTTGTGCGTGGTCGTGGTCTCCTCGTTGCCCTCTTCATTGATCCACCGACCACGACGCAGGAAATCGATGGCCCTGTAGACCCGCTCCCTGCGCACGGCATTGGACACCTCTTCGCGCACGCGGTCGCGCATCTTCTTGTGCCGAGCCTGCATGTCCTTGAGCATCTTGCTCTTGGCATTCGACAGCCACTGCATCTGCCGCAGGCTTGCCTTGGCATGCTCGCGCGCGGCCTCGTCGGTCGCCTCGTTGCGCAGGCTCTGGTAAGCCTCCCACTCGGCATCGTTGAGGCCCGACTGCTCCTGCGTCTCGAAGTCGCCCATCATGTCGCGCATGGCCTGCGCGCGCTTGATCTGCTCGTCGGTAGCCAGCAGCCTATCCATGACCTGGCGAACCTCGCCTGTCATGACCGGGAGATCCCTGCCGAACTGCTGCTTGTACTGGACGTTCAGCTGGTCGCGGATCTGCTTGTACACCACCATCAGCCAACGCTTGAACTTGTCGAACACGCCCTGAAGCTCGATGCTCGGAGCCTTGCCCTCGAACAGGTACAGCTCGAAGTTGAGCGCAAACGCCTCGTGGTGCTTGCGCTTCTCCTCAAGCGACATGCTATTCCACTTGGCGATGCGTTCGACGGGCGATGCGCCTGCGATGCCGAACCACTGGAGGACACGGTCAAGGTCTTCCACAATTCGCGCCGGCGCGCCGCTGTCGCCGGCAATCCGGCCCATGACCTCAAGCCAGTAGTGCGCGGTCTCGTGCGCGACTGTCGAGATGTCGCCTGCCTGACCAAGGCGCGTGACGAACGTCTCCGGATCGAATGTGCCGCGCGCATCCTGAAACAGCGGCAGGCCGGTTCCGATGGCGGCCGCAAGCTCCGGCGTGATCTCGATGCCTGACCGAGTGTGCCTCTCGTCAATGCCGACCGGATTTGCAACCCACGTGATTTCCGGGCTATCAGGCTCGCCGGCAAACGACGTTTCAAGCCGGCGACGCTGGCGCTCGGTCATCTCGTCAACCTCGACGGCCATCCGCTCCTCGTCGTAATCCATCACATTGTCGATGTCGGGAACATTGGCCTCCATCCAGTCCATGACGCGCTCGGCCTGCTCTGGACTAGTGACCACAACGGTGACGCCCTCGGACGGCTCCTCGATGGAGATTTCCGTCGCGCTGATGCTCGGCCCCTTGTACTTCTTTGACAGCTTGGCCAAGGCAGCGCCGACGATTGACAGCTTGCCCGTCTTCGGGTCAATCATGTTCTCGTCGCCGTAGAACGCCTCCATGCCCTCGCGGCGCGGCAACATGGCGCCGACGCCATCGCTGGCCTGCATGCGCTCCCACATCTTGTTGGCAAGGCTGTCCAGCTGCTTGGCCGTCATCTGCGGGTTGCGCGGCTCGATGATCTTCTTGAGATCCTCTGCCTTGCTTACGCGAGATCCCTTTGCGGCCATAGCGCGCTTTCCTGCCTCGGCCAGGTCGATGTCCGCGATTGCGTCCTGATCCCACGCCAGATCTGATGCGACCCTGTACGTTCCATCTGGCATGCGGTACCACGAGAACCGGTCAGACCCGTACCGCATCATCTGCACCTGCCAGGTCGGGAAGATGATGCGGCCGTAGCCGCCCTTGACGGCTTCCATCATCAGGTGCTTGAGCGCAAGGTCAACCCATCCGCTGGTCGAGGTGACGAACGGCGCAGGCATGATGGTGCTGCCAGTCCGCTCGATGACTTGAACTGACTGGGTTGCTGCATCAAGCTGCGTCATCAGTTCGCTAAACCCGCTGCCCTCCAGCATTGTGTCAGCGATGTCATCCATCCTGTCGGCCTCTTCCGCATAGCCGGCATTCGACAGATCCATCATGAGGCCGCCAAGGACGTCGCGGATCTCCTCAAACGTCAGACCCTCGTCAGGCTCGAACTTGAGCTGGCCCTCGTCATCGCGCCAGTCGGTCATCTGCTCAAGCTTGTCTGCCGAGTACGTGCGCTGCATGTCTGCATACAGCTCATTGACTGCATCGATTGCAGTCCCAATGCGCCGCCTAGCATCGTCGCCAGACTCAAACTCGTCACGCTGCGCTGTGAGTCGCGAAACCTCACCCTTCCAGAATGCAAGGTCTTGCTCCTGCTCGGTCTTGGCAAAGCCAAGCTCGCGACCCTTCTGCGCCCAGTCGGACTGAAGCTCTCCGACGTTCATTGTCAGCATGCCGGCAGCATCCGTGCGGTCATCGCGGCGGATGTGAACCAGCACGTTTGGCTCGTCGTAATGGCCCATCGTGAACCTGGCAAGGTCACGCTTGGTCATTGTCGACTCGATCTGCTTCAGCTCTTGAACTAGCGGATTGTCCTGCGGGTAATCCTCGATGCGAGTTCTGACGAGATACCCGTACTCGCGATACAGCCGATTGCGCAATTCCAGGCGCTGGGTTTGCGCTGCGGTATCAGGCAGCTGCAACAGCTCCTCGCGGTAGTTCCTGCCGTCGGCTTCAACGTACTCATCGAAGTGCGGAGCCGATTCATCGACAAAGTCCATCAATGACTGCTTGATGCCGGCAGCGCCAAGCAGTTCGTCCAGCAGTTCCCATGACTGCCTGTAAAGCTGTCCTTCAGGCTTTGCTGTCCTGATGCGCTCGATGGCGCTGATTGCATCGTCGTTCAGCGCGCCCGCGCGCTCAAGCGCCTGCTCGGCCAAGCGCACCCCTGCCAATGTCGGATCGCCACCGCCGTACGTGATGACGTTGACCCGAATGCCGTTGTTCTTAAGGTAGTCCTTGACCTGCGCCTTCGAGATCTTGCCATCGCGAGGCAGCGACAGCCATTCGTTCAGGAATGACCATTCGACCTCGGCCTGCTTGACAATGCCCTTGTTGACAAGGGCAGCGACCCGCTCCTTCCACTGTGCGCCGGTCAGCTCTTTGGCGTCGACCGCGTCGATGCCGCGTTCGAGCGCGGAGTAGAACTCCGGCGAGACTTGGGCCTGCTCGTAGACGCCTGCTTGGGCAACAGGAGCCTGGCGAAGTAGGCCGTCTCCAGCTCCTCGTTGTGCTGTTGCTGCGCGCTCATCGGCGATGGCCTTGAGTTCTTCATCGACGTCCTTTATTGTAGCTTGGATAAGGTCTTGCGCAACGCCCATTTCAGCAGCGAGGTCTGCTGCGGCGTTGGCGTAGTCGGGAGCCTCGTTGTCCTCGTAGCCGGTCTTGCCCTCGTCGGAGGTCTTGGCGGCGTCGTACAGCCTCTTCTCCGGGTACCAGAGCAGAGCCTGCAAGTCGCTCATGGTCAGGCTCGGGTACTGCGCCTGCAACTGCGACAGTGCGCGCGACATCACGCCACGGATGCGCGCGCGCTCTGGCGGCCCGCTCGGCGCTTCCTTCTGCCCGTCGAGGTACTTGGCAAGCGCGTTGCCGACCTTCCTGAACTCGTCGCCAAACGACACGCGGACAGTTCCGCGCACGGGATTGCCAAGGATCTTTGAGAGCTTTGCCTGCGCCTTATCGTCAGCAATTCCAACCTCGGCCATTGCAAGGCGGTTTGCCTTGCTCATGCTTGCCTTGTTGACTGCCGTAGCCAGCGCATCGGGATCTGCCGCACCTACGTCGATCCCAACAATGGCCGACAGGTCGCGGCGCGCCTTGGCTCCCATCGCCTTGACAATCGCAGTCAGCTGCGACCGCTTCGTTGCGATGTTCTGGGTGTTGTCATCGAGCAGCGATGCCGTCCATCGGCCCCATGTCCTCATGAGCCAGCGATCCATCGTCAGCTGCTCAAAGTGACCGTACAGGTTCGCGAAGAATCCGTTGCCGATCTTCGGGCCAAGCGCAGCAGCGCCGTACACCTCGGTGGTCAGGTTCTCGCCGCTGACGTTCTTGCCCGTGTACTCGATGACCCTCTTGACCGTGGTCTTTGATGTCATGAACCGTTCGACGTTGTCAATGCCGTACTTGTCGACAAGGTCGTTGAACAGCGCGAGCGACTCGTTGATTGCAATCTGGGCCTGCCCAGCCTGCACATTGGTGGGCATCCTGCCGGTCGCCTTGTACTGGCTGTACACGCGCTCGGCCAGTTCAAAGTTCTTCTTGACCTTGAGTCCGTTCGAGGTAACCGCCAGCGCCCAGGTGAAGGCGAACTTGGCGCGCGGATCGGTGGCGATTTCAGGATGAATTAGCGAGACAAGGCGCAGCGCCTTGGTGACCTTCTCGTTGTACCAGCCGACCGCGTTCGGGTTTGTCTGTAGCGCAGTGATGGCATCTGCGACAGCCACGCGCACCAGGTACTCGTCAACCTCTGGCGTGATCGCAGACAGGTCAACGCCATTGCGTGCAGCGGCCTCTGCCACCCGGGCCTGCAACGCTTCCTTAAACTGGCGATTGGTCTTGAATGTCTGCGTGCCTGCAAACGCAAATGCAGCCTCGACGTTGGCAACGCTCTCAAGCGCGGCAGTTGGCGATATTGGCTGCTGCTCAAGAACGCTCCGGCTTTGCAGGTTGAAGCGCCTGGACAGCGGAATGAGGTTGCCCTGCGCGTCGTACGTGAACGGGTCGGCAAGCTTGATGTTGTTCTCGTTGAGGACAACGACCGATGTGATAATGTCATCGCCACTATCGCGCAGCTTGACAATGTCGTAGCCCTGCGCCTTTGCCGTGCGCTGGATGTCCTTCCATCGTGCGCCTGACCAGTCGCCCTCAAAGTCAAACATGCGGCCGCTCATGACGGCCTCTACTGGGTCGATGGCCTCGCCACTTGCGCGGTCAATGAAATCAAACCCAGACTCGCGCGCCCACTCGCGGATCCAGTTGACAGTCTCGCGCGACTCCCACGACAGGTCAAGTGTCCTGCCGCCAACATAGAACTTTCGCGCGCCCTCTTCGCCGGCATAGAACTCCTCTGCCACGTTGCGCGTGTATGTCGTGAATATTCCCGGTTCGGTTCGGCGCTCCGGCGCGTACTCCGTAATGCCAGGTTGCTGATCGCCGCGATACACGGTCTCCGTCAGGCCGGCAGCCATTGCCGCCTGTTTGGTCAGGCGCTCGCCAGTAGCCACATCGCCAGCCTTCTCTGCGGCTGCGTGTGCTGCGTCAAGGCTCGCAATCTGCTGCTGCTCCAGCATTGCCTCGCCAGTCCAGGTGCCACGGTTATTGACCGACTTGACCTGCTGCGGATCAAACGCGACCCACACATCGTCGGCGCGCACATAGACACCGTCGTAGCCCTTGCTGCGCAGCAGCTCGGTGATCGTGTCGGGTGACGTTTCCTCCGTGACGGCAACCCCGGTTTCGCGGGATACGGCCTGCTCGAATGTCGTATCGCTGTCGACGACAAACGGATTCTGGATCGATGCGTACAGCGGCATGATCCTGGCGCCAGTTCCAGTTCCCGCGTATTCGCCAGCAACCTTTGGTCGTGGCGAGAGGTAGATGCCACGGGCAAAGAACCCGCCGCCAGGCTCGAACACCGCAAAGTCTTCTGCCGCTTCGGTGCCGTGATACAGCATCAGCGGCATGCCCTTGCGGTCAACCGCCTTGCTCTCGCGGAACCACTGCTTGAACTGCGGAGTGTCAAGCCTGCGCTGTCCCGTCAGGTCAAACTGCGCAGCCTGCTCCATGCCAGCCATTGCCGGCGCAGCCTGCGGGCCGACGATCTGGTTGCGCCATCTTGCCCAGAACTCCTCCGGCGTCTGCTTGGCCTCGGCAGCCTGCACGACCACAAACGCGGACATCACCTCTGCCGTTGCCGTGACCTGGTCAGGCGTCAGCTTGCCGGTCTCGCGCAGCATTTCCGTGATGGAATCCTCGACGCGATTGGCGCTATCGACAAACGTCCTGTCGGCTTCCGTCCGCGCTTCCATCGCTGCGCGCGACTGCTCAAGCATGGCCTGCCGCATCGCCTCGCCTTGGGCAACGTCGAACATGCTCATGGCGTTTGGGTCGCCTACGCGCAGGTGCTGCGCCATTGCGCGCCCAACTTCGGACTGCGACAGCTGCGCAACAAACTCCGCAGATGACAGCCTGACGCTGGCATTCGACGCCTGCGCCTCACCAAGCCTGGCGCTGAAATCCGGGATCACGGCGTCCATGTCTGCGGCCGTGATGCCCTGCTTGCGCAGGATCCCATCCATGATGTTGGCGTCGATGTAGACGTTCTCTGCCGGCGTGGCCTGCGCCCTTTGCTCAAGCAGGTTGCGGTACGCCACCGGATCGCGCTCGCGCAGCTTCGAGAGGCTGGCAAGCTCGATAGCCTGCTCCATGAACTTGGCCTGCTTTCGCGCCTTGTCCATCTGCACGACCGTGTACGTACCCTTCACGAACGGGCCTGCCACGCCAAGGATCGCCATTGCCTTGGCCGTCTCGATGCCGACCTTGACGGACTTGTCGACAAGCTCCTCCCAGCCCTGGGCGGTCATGAGCTTGACGTTCCGCTTGCTGCTGGGAAGCCCGTACTGATCGATGTACTGCGCCGCGCTGACGGCGACCGCATCAACGACTTCCTGCGTGACCTCGACCGCGACCTCGCCGGCGCCTCCGATGAGGTATTCCTTCGCTGCCGTCGTGGCAATCTGCTTGGTTGTCGCCTGGGCCAGCTCGTCGGCAACCTTGCGTGCGATGGCCTTGGCGATGACCTGCCTGAACGGCCTGGTGACCAGCGCCAAGCCGCCAAGCTCAAGGCCGGCATTGATCGAGCCTGCCACGCCGGATACCCAATACGCCTGTCGCTGCGGGATGTTCTCGCGCATCATCTCGGCGTAGGAGTAGCCGGCAAGCTGCTTGAATGACGTCTCGACCAGGCTTGATGTCATGCCTGCCGAGAAGCCAAATGTCATGGCGCCAGGCACGGTGACCAGCTCTTCAGGCAGCATCGCCTGCGGGCCAATCTGACCGCCAACCGCAGCTGCTCCTCCAAACACCAGTCCAGTCTGCGCTCCGCGCCCGACGGCCTGCTGCATTGGCTCAACCTGCTGTCCGGCCACCCTAGCGGCAGAAGTCACGAATCCCGGCTGGCGCGTGTTGTAGATCGCCTCGGAAAGGCTGAACATGCCGAGCATCTGGGATCGCTCGGTCTCGCTGATGGCATCGCGGTCACGCAGGTCATATGCGTACATCGACGCACGGAAATCCATCATGCCAGCAGCCACGCCAATCGTGGCATCGCGCATCAGCTCGCGCGGGTACTCGATGATGGTGTCGTACAGGCTCTTGGTCTCGCGCAGGTTGGCGATGTCATCCTGCGCCAGCATCGCGTTGTCACGGTCGCGCAGAAACTCCGCGAGCGCGGGATCGCGCCTGGCGATCTCCATCCTGTCGATGTCGCGCATGTATGCGCGGCGCTCGATCTCGTCAAAATTGCGCAGCGCAATGTCGGTTCCGACGCCAGCCTGCGTGGCCGCCTTGCGTGCGCGTGCAGCCTGGTCTGGACTGACCGTGCGTGCCGCCATCAGCGATGACTTCATCGCGGTGTCATTGGCTGACGGCAATGACTTGATCAAAACATCCTGCGCAGCATTAAGGCCATACTGGTCTTGCTCCATTGCGGCAAGCTGCGCAGTGGGAGCCTGCGGCAATGCCGCAATCGCATCAATGGCGGCAGGCTTCAGTTGCCTTTCCGCAATGTTCTGCGATGGGGCAAGGCGTGCAATGCGCTCATTGATGTCCTCTTCGATCACCTATTCACCTCTGCCTCGTAGACCGTGCGGATGTTCTCGTCGGTGGCCTGCTTGCCGGCGGCGGCAATGGCCTGGCGGATGGCCTCGTACCTGTCAAACGGGATCTTGGTGCCGCGCACGTTGCGGTAGATGGTTCCGGATTCGGCGACCTGCCGCCTCTGCTCCTCGGTCATTCCGGCAATCGGCATTGGCTTCACCGCATATGTCTCGAACCACAGCGTGTCCCACGTGCGCCGCGACACCTCGCCGAAGTTCATGATGGCGTTGTCGATGATTTCCTGCCTGCGCTTGTCATCCACCGGGCCGGCCTCGCGCGCCTGACGCAGGCTATCCTCGATGCGCTGACGCAGCAGCAGAGACTGCGCGCGCTGATCGTCGTTGCTTGGGAACGCAAGATCCCTAAATCCGTTGTTCTCAAGCGTGGCATTAATGCGCTGGGCGTCGATGCTCGAAGCCTCCTTCGATGCCGTGTTGGCCTTGCCCATCAGGCTGTTCCAAGTGCCTTCCGTGAACTTGCCCTTGCGTTCGGCTACCCAGTCAATCGTTACGATTCCAGGTGTGCGGTATGTTTCCTCTAGCGCCGTGACATCGTCGTAATCGGCAAACGGCGTTGTGAGCGCCTTGCGATCCTTTGGCGACAGAGCAGCGAACATGGGGCCAGGGATTTGCTGTCCTGATGCGACAAGCCGCGTTGCCTCCGACATCAGCGACTCGTAGTCGTTCTTGGCCGCAGCATCGCGCTCGCTGTAGATCTCGCGGATCCTCGCGCGCGCAATCTCGCGCGTCGTGCGGTTCTCGATGCCGTTTGCCATCGCCAGAGCCTCCTGCTCGGAGCCTGGCAGGCGCGGCGTCTCGCGCATATCGATGCTGTTGACCCTGTCCATCGGCAGCGGTTCGCCGTTGCGCGAAAGCGAATACTGGAGCAGGCTGTTGCCCATGACGCCAATGGTCTCGCCACGCGACACCACCTTGCCTTGATACAGCGCGATGGCGCTCTCGCTGATGCCGCTGACGTTGCCAATGGTGGCGATGTCGCCGTTCTCAAGCTGCACACCGATGGTCAGCGTGCCGTTCTCGCGCTCGATGCCCATAATGACACCGTCGTACGGAGCGACGATCTGCGATCCTGGCTCTGCCTCGATGATGACGCCACCGCGCGCCTGTTGCTCCAGCTCGCCGATGCCCTCGCGAACGGCGGTTGTCCTGGTCGGCGTGGCGACCACATTGACGAATGGAGCCGTTCCGGCGACCGTCGACAGTCCACGGCCTTCGACAATGGACTCCCCAAGCTCAAGCCCAGCCTGGCGCTCCTGCGCCACGACAAGCGTGTTGCGCAGCTGCTCGTAGTTGGCAGGCGACATCTGCTCGCGGATGCTGTCCACGTACCGGATGCCGCCGCTGAAGTCATCGTCTTGCATCAGCCTTCCGACGATGCCCTTGGCAACGTTGTCCATGACGCCGCGCTTGACGCCGAGCATGGCCTCGGAGTCTTCCGGATAGCCGGCGAGGCGCGCGCTCTTGACTGCCTCGTCCATCGCGTTGCGCAGGTTGACCGCAAACTTGCCTGTCGGGTTGCCGCTGCGGTCGACTGCGTTGTCGCCTCGCGAGCGGTACTCGTTGACTGCCTCGCCCTGGTAACGCTCCGACCGTGCAGCCGACTCGGTCGCGTTCCACTTGACCACCTGCTCGTTGCGGTGGCCGTACATCTGGGTGCGGAAGTTCGACAGGTTGCGCGCAGTCGCATTCTGGAACATCTGCCGCTGCACGTTGTTGTCGAGGCTGTCCTGGATTGCCTGCGCGCGCTCTGCCAGCGCGTCCTGCGCAGCCTGAAACTGCACCTCGGCATCCTGCCCACGGCTGTACATGTACCCCTGCTTGCCGCGCAGGATCTCGTTGGCGGCGTCGAGGAACTGCGTATCAGCCTGCTTCGCGCGCGCGGAGTTGATGTCATCGGTCATGATCTGGCCGATGCGCCACAGCGTCTGGCCTACCGACTGCGTCGTGCGCCCCAGCTCGACCTGCTGCTCTGCCGCAAGGTTCTGCATCGGCGCAACGCCAGGCGCCACGAACTGGACATTTGCGCCCTCGCCAGACACGCCGACCTGCGGCACGAAACTTGTTGGAACCTGTGGCATCAGAAGCTCCTATTGCCGGCTGCGGCCATAGCCGCCAGCATGTCCTCGAAGCGCCTGTTCTGCGCCCATGTCTGGCCGATCTGGCCGGCAGACCCCAGCAGGCTCGTGAACGCCCCAAGGCCGGGGCTGATCGTTCCAGCCGTCCCGTACAGGTTGGACGCGCTGACGCCAGCCATGACCGCCTGCGTCTGGTAGTTGACCGCCTGCATCCGCTGCGCCTCGGCAGCGCGTACCCGGTTGGCGTCCATCGTCAGACGGTCGATGTCCGAAACGATGTCCATGCTGGCGATGACCTCGCGCGTCGAGCCGACCCCGAGCTGACCGCCCCTAGCAGCCAAGCCCGTGACCGCTGACGCCCTCCGCTGCCCCATAGCCATTCCGACCCGCCCCATCTCCCGGGCGCCCGCCAGGAGCGTCTGCTGGGCTGCAAACTCGGCCCCACGGGCGTTGACCCGGGCCATCTGCGCCTGGAACCGCTGGGCGCTTGCCTGCTGCTTAAGCTGACTCTTCTGGCTCTCTGCGGCGTAATAGGTGCCGATGGCGCTATTTATGGCACCAAACAGCGACATGACCATGCCAGCCGTCCCAAGCGCCTCGGCGCCGGCGAGCGGGTTGGTGCCACCTACCGGCAGGTTGGCGAATCCGGTAGCCGGAGCCATCGTTGACGCCATCGGTGAGAACATCGCCGACGGGTCATTGAGCATCACGTAGTTGGTCTGCGCTCCAAAGCTGCTCATCTCATCCTCCGATTACGACCTCAAGGGTCATGCCGATCACGGTCAGCGGCAGAGGGTCAGACTGTCGCACGAACACCTGACCGGAGTTCTGCCAGCTCGGCGTCAGCAGAACCTCAATCTCGTCAGTCTTGAGCGACGGCGGCGAACCGTAAGGCTCGGTTGTACGCAGCTTGGCCTCGACCAGCTTTTCCGCGTCAGGCCCGACGAACAGGCCGCTGGAGCGGTACACGCGCACGTAGGCGTTGTTGATGTTCTTCGCGCGGCCCTGACCGAACGCCTCGATGTTGAGGGTGACAGGCATCGTCTGCAAGTCAGCCACGTACGGCAGGCCGACATGCACGATGCTGCACGGACGTTCAAGGCTGATGCTGCCAGAGGCGACGGTCTTCTGCGCCATGACCGCGCCGTCGCCAAGCACGTTCACGACCTTCCCTTCGAGGTGCGACAGGCCGCTGATCGAGTCGCGCGCCCATGCCCAGGCTGTGGTCGCCACGCCTCGAAGTGCCACGGGCAGAGTCCGGTCGACGCGCGCGGTAGCCACCGTCGTGCTGCTCACTGTAAGGATCTTTAGCCGGTATTTATTACCGTCGGTGTCGGTTACGACGATCTCGTCGTTGACGTCCGTGGTCGCCGGGAACGCATAGATGCCTGCGCTAGCGGTGACCGTCAGCGTATCGGCCGGCCCCCACGTGCTTCCGCCTGTCACCGTCACCGTCGTGCTGCCCGTGTTCGTGCCGTTGTAGGTCAACCCGGAGTCCACAAAGAACGCATCCGCAAGTGCCTCGAACGTGCGCGGAGCCATGCGCTCGACGTACCGCTTGGTCTGGCCGTTGATTGTGCGCTTGACCGCCACGTACAGGTTGTCGTCAGCGCCCTCTGCAACCGTCGTGCAGCTCTCAAATGTGCCGTCTGTGTCGTGCTGGTGCCACGCTCCGATCTGCTGTTCTGGGATGTACGTCAGTCCCAGCAGCTTGCCGGTAGTGGACACAAACCACAGCAATGGTTGCGGCGCCTTCGAGAAGCACATGTCCACAATCTCGAAGTTGTCAAACAGGTGCGATGCCCTGATCGACAGGTCGCCAGTCACGAAACCGTTGGCCTGCCACGAGTATCCAAGCTCGCGCACGTGGCCGCCACGCGCAGAGCAGTACACCAGGCTATTGTTGATGATTGACGGCTGCACGTTGCTGGCGCCGATGTAGGACTGCGGACGCACGCTGATGGTTGTTGGCGTGATTACGTCGGAGTTGACCGGCGACACGCGCCACTCGGCGCTGCTAGTCAGAAGCACAAGCTGCGTCAGCGGCACAATGTGCCTGATCGTGTTGGCCTCGCGCGCAGCCACGCTGAAATAGATGCGGTCGCTGTCCTTGACAGGCAGCGAGTACGAGAGATCGCTCTCGGTTCCAGAGCGAGTCATCCAGAGTGCCTGCGGCTGGTCAGTCGTGCCGGCAAACACGCGGCGCTGCTCGAAGTAGCTGACTGCGCCAGGGTAGTTCGTGCCTGACAGGACAGGCGTGCCGAATGTGGCGCTCGAACCGCCGGCTGCATTCGTGATGGTGATTGTCGGTGCGGTGTAGTTGCTACCGCCACTGACAACCTTGAGTGCCGTGATGACGCCACCGCTGATTTCCGGGACGATGACCGCACCAGATCCAGTCGAGTCGGTGACGCTAATCGTGACCGCTTCGTACACGATGGGGCTGACCACAGGAGCGATGACGGCGCCAACGCCTGCCGGGTTGGTCGATGTGCCAGTATCGCCAAGCACGAAGATCGGCGCCGTGTACCCGCTGCCTGCGTTGTTGACCGTCACCGACGTAATCGGGTTTGGCGATCCGCCAACATTGACCGTGAACGTGGCGCCAGATCCTGTCGGGTCGGTCACAGTCAGCGTTGGCGTGTTGTAGCCACTTCCGCCTGACACCACATTGACGCCAGTGATCGAGCCACCAGTAAACGACGTCTCGTAGTTGCTGCCGCCGTTCGTGACAGGCACGCTGACGATGGCATTGACCGCAAACGAAGGGTCGTAGATCGGCGGCGTGATGCCGAGGTCTGGCGCAATGTTGTTGTCGGTGAACTCCAGCGCCTCGGTCTGGCCGATGAATCCGTACAGACCAGACTGCTTCTTGTACACGTTGTAGCGAACCGCGTCCGTCGAAGGATTCCAGCTGATGACGTTGTACGCGCCAGTCACGTTGAGGTTGTTGATGCCGACAGCGGCAACGCTCGTAACGCTCTCGTCAAGGCCGTTCTCGGCAATCGCTGTCACGACATACGTGTTCTCAACATCAGCCGTCTTGGCCGCGTTCTGGAGCTTGCCGCCTGATGTGTACGTGCTGAATGTCGTGGTGTTGACAGGGACGGCAGTCGTGTAGCTCTTGAGCGTAATCTTGTCATCTGCCGGTCGCGTATTGACCACGTAGAAGTCGCTGGCAAGCTGCGTCATCCCGCCCACATTGCTGACGTACACGGAATCTCCGGCCACCAATCCGTGGTTGCTGGCAGTCGTGACGACTCCAGGGTTTGCCTTGTTGATGTTTGTGATGTTGAGGGTAAAGCCAGACGATGCCGTAACGGATACGCCAGTTGGAGGGTTTAGCAGCGGCGCAAAGTTGATGACAGACAGCACCCAATTGGTGGCTCCAAGCCGGCGCAGCTCGCGAGGCGCGTGGGCTGGATGCACGAGCGTCATGACGTCTGCGCTCTGCACGTAGTGGATGTCGAACAGCTGCGACTCGGTGTATGGGTTTGCCACCTCGTAAGGCACGCCACCGGACAGGATGGTGCCTCCGTTGCTGTGGAACCTGAAGTATCCGGCTCCCATCTCAATGACAACCGTCTGGGTCGTGCTGAACGTAAATGGAATCAGCCGCACCTTCTTGGTGCTGTCCTTCACCTCGCGCACGAACTGAAACCCGGATCGGTTCTCTGCCGGCCCCTGCGGCATGGCGATGAAGTTGCGCATTGTCGCCGCGCCGGTCTGGAACTTGGTGTCATCGATGCGGCCAAACATCTCCGGCGACATCTCGCCGCCGCCAAACGAACGGTTGTAGATGCGCGTGGCTGGCATGGTTTAGCGGCCCGCCGACCAAGGGACAATGTGTTCGACCTTGATGTTGCGCTGCGCCCCGTCAGTGCGCTTGGCCTCTCCGAGGTACTGCGCCATCATCTGCATGCAACGCTTGGCCTCGGCAGAACCTTGGTCGCCCTTGATGACCGGGCCTGCCAGCATGCTCGCGAGGTGCCACGACAGGCACTGCACAAACAGCGGCGAGAACTTTGTGGCGTCCGTGATGTACGCCTGGTACCGCAGCATCGGCGTCTCCTGGTTGGTGTACAGCACCATGTTGCCGCTCGCGTCGGTCTCGACGCTAAACGGCTGCGGCACGTACATGCCACCGGAGATGACTGGCGAATAGTTGTGCGCCCAGCCAGGCGTGTCGGTCGGCACGAACCTGGTCGCGTAGTCGTCGTAGGCGTCGGGCGGCATGACGGCGACGGCGACCATCAGGTCTGCCGGCAGCGCGTATGCGTACTTCCATTCTGGCCACGGCTGCGCGACCTGCGCGAGGTTGACGCGCTTGGACGCAAAGTTCCATGCGTGCATGTTCAGCAGTCCGTCGCGCGCGATTGGATAGAACCTCGCGCAATGCTCTGCCTGCGCAGACCCTTCGGGCGGGCTGATGCTGGCCACCGTAGCTGTGTCGCCAAGGTGAGCTAGCGCAAGGTTGCAGATGTCGACTTCCGATGGCATTGCACACTCCTATGAGAAACGAGGGGAGCCGTGGCGTGAACCAGCGGCTCCCCTCGCGTTTCCTGCGTCAGGATGCCCGCCAGTCAGTCCGCGCTCTTTGCCCGCCTGCCCCGCAGCCTGGGAGCGGCGTGCGCGTCCTCGCTGTCCTGGTTGGACTGCGGGGGCGCCGCCGGCTTGAGCTGGTCAAGGCATGCATTGGGTGGGCCGTTGTACTCGAACACATCGCCCTCCTGACGGAGGCCGTTGTCCACGAAGCACACTCGATTTGCGCGTACCTGCATGGCGGATCCTTGCTAGATCAGGTCACCGAGAAGCCGCCGGCATAGAACCTGCGGCCGTCCTGGATGTCCAGCACGAGCTGCGCGGTCACGTTGCCGGCCGAGTGCGTTCCGGTGGTCACGACCTGCGCGCCGATGTACCGGAGCGAGGACTGGCCGATCAGGCCCGGATCGAGCTTGAGCGCGATGAGCTTGCCTGCGCCGAGGTCAGCCGTGGCAATTGTGCCGGTGGACGCAATCACGACGGGGCTGGTCAGCGTGTCGGCTGCGGACATCACCACGCGGAACGTGGCGTTGGTGCCGCCGGCGAGCGCAGTTGCGACATTGAAGACCGCATTGATCGTGCGTCCCTCTGCGATGTCGTTGTTCTGCGTGCCGGTGCCGACCGTGCTCGAGCGCACGTCGATGACGTCGGCGCACGAGTACGTGGCCGCCGAGGTGATGGCGCCCGTGGCGCCGAAGGTGAGGTTCTTGTCGAGAATCATGTGAGTGGTGTCCCTTCAGTGGTTGCGGACGTCATCAGCTGACGACGGCCTCGGTGTTGATGATGGCGTCCGTGCGGCGCAGGGGCACGCCCTGGAACGACAGCCAGCTGTATGGCGTGCCGAACTGCGACAGACCCTCGTTGACCTTCAGCACGTACTGCGACTTGTCGAGCGCAGCGATTGCGAGGCCGGAGTGAACGGTGCGGTTCATGTAGAACGCGGCACGACCCATAGCCATGTTGGGGATGCGGTAGAGCGCGCGCGACATGAGCTTGATCAGCGCCGTCGCATCGCCCGCCTCCTGCGTGCCGGCCTGCGCGATCAGGTCGTCGGTGTCGATGTTGCAGATGCGCACGACGTAGCGCCAGTCCTTGACGACCAGGCCGTTCTTCCACTGGTAGCGGGTGGCATAAGCCTGGAGCCGCGTGCCATCGGAGTTGTAGACGGTCTGCTCGCCGAGATCCTCGTGCATGAGGCCGGCCTTGCTGCCCTTGGGGAACGGGCAGTAGACCGTGTTGTCGCCCCAGATCACGAGGTACACGGAGGTGTTGCTCGTCGCGTCCGAGCCGCCTGCGGTGATCACGTTCTGCGAGTTGTTCGAGCCGGTGAGGGCCGAGTAGCGCGGAGCGAGGCCGAGGAACTGCTTGGGATCGGTGCCGGGGTTGCCGTAGAACAGCGTGGTCGCCATCGTCTGGTTCATCGCCTCAAGGAAGGCGGTGTCCTCGGACAGGCGGAACTGGGCCGTATTGCCGTTGAGCATGGCCAAGTCCTTGTCGACCTCGCTGCGGGCCTCGAGCATGCCGCAAGCCTCATCGACCTGCGCGGTCGTGGACTTGGTGCTGGGGATGCCCTGGTTGAGGGCGCGCCAGTAGACGGTCGGAAGACCCGTGCGAATCACCACGCGCTCGCCGGTGGGCAGGTTGCCCTCCTTGAACACGCAGTCTTCGAGGATCTCGTTGCTCTGCGAGAGCAGCTCGGCGATGACCGGAACGCGGCCATCTGGATCGGTTCGCTTCGCCCAGTCGGCGAGCGTCAGGTTTGAGGTGGAGAGAGTTGCCATTGCTGGCTAGTCCTTTCAGTTTGGGTTTGGATAGAGGGCAGAGGCAGCGTCGGCGAACGACTTGGGCAACGGCTTGCCGCCGGTGCCGGCCGAACGTCCGACGTACGTGTCCTCGGAAATCGACTTGCCCGCCCTGTACATCAGCCGGATGATCTCCGGGTGATTGCCCAGGCCGGATTCGTTGAGCAGTGCGCGAAGCTCGGGAGTCCCAAACTGGTCGAGCGCCTTCTTGGCCACCGCGAGGTTCTCGGCGATCTTGTCGCCTCCAAACTCCGCGTCGGTCTTGCTGGCTTCCACCCACTCGGTGCGGATGGACTCAATCTGGGCCTGCTGCCGTTGCGCCATTTGCGGCGCCATGCGGTCGAGGATCTTCTGCGCGGAATCCTGCGTCAGGCCAAGCTCCTTGGCAACCTCCGCAAACGTCGACATCGTCTCGGAGTCGAGTGTCCTGCCCTCGACGGGCTTGAACTCGTACTTGTCCGGTGCGCCCTGCGGCGCATCCGGTGCCTTGTCGCCTACCGCCTTGGCTGCATCCGCAGCTTGCGGCGCCTGATTCGCAGTGTCCTTCTGCACAACTGGTGCCGCCTGCGCAGCTGGTGCTGCGGCATTCGGCGAACTGACAGACAGCGCGTCCGCGTTACTGGTTGTTGGCGCTGGCGCTGTCTGGTTGGTTTCGGTCATCGGTGTTTTCCTTCAGCATTGCCGGGTAATGCTCTGGGCAGAGGCTTGTGACCATCGCCAGGATCCGAAGTCCAGTGTTCCTGTTTCCCTCCGCGAAGGCCATCGCCATCGCATTGGTGTTGAACACCGAACGGAACGTCCCTGCCTGATCCATCAGTCGCCACACGAACCGGCGACCGCGCTTGCTGCTCATGAGCCACTTGACGTCTGAATCCTCGTTCTCTCGGGCAATTCGTTCGCGCAGGTTCCTTTCGGCCTGCGCGCGCTCCTGGCCTCTGATGTCCAAAGGATCGTGATCTGACACGTGACGACTCTACGGTGCGCGCAATCGACTACGGATACCTGTTTACGCGTAGCCAATCTCATTGACGGTCAGGATCAGCGATGGCGCTGCCGGCTTTGGGTTTGCGCCAGCCACGGCATCGTGCTTGGCAATCGTCACATCGGTCGTGTCATTTGTTGTCCAGACGACTTGGACGAAGTCGCCGGCAGTCAGGTTGAGGAAGAAGTTCTGGCTTGGAATGATGGTGCCAGATTCCCCGCCGTGGCTTCCCGGAACCGAGTAGATGAACCTGCTGTTGTCAATGTTGTTGCCGTTGAGCCAACCCCACATCTCAAAAAACTTGGCGTTTGAGTCGTCGTTGTGGACATGCACCGACAGGTGAAAGTTGTACCAGCTTGTCCGAGTGACAGTTACCTTGCTGCCGTCAGCCACCGTTATCCCGTTCTGCAACACTGGCGTCCCGAACGTCATGACTGTCGGATTGGTGGAATACGGCTGGTTTGTGGTGTCAATGAACAGTCCGCTGTGCGCAGCTTTTGCAAACAGAACCTCGCTGCCGTCAGGATCCTTGAATCCGACAATGTCGCCAGTCGTCTCGTCGTGCAGGAAGTAGCTGTTGCTCCGGAGCTGCCGTGCCATGTCAGACCTCCAGTGGCGACGGTGAGCTGTATCCAGAGAACATGTTGGTGACGTCGGTCAGCGCGTTTGCCTCGCCGGTCGGCGCCTGCGCCATGTTCTTGACAGTCTGCGAGTTCTGCTGCATGGCCGCTGCCTGCGCCTGCGCTGCCTGCGCCTGGTTGCGCGCCTGCCTGATCATCGCAACCTGCTTGTCGCCGACGATCATGTTGGGGTCGACGCCGAGCATGTCGCTGTATGCGTCAACCCACGTGTCGGCGTCAAACTTGTCCAGGACATCGGGCTTGACCTGCGCGATGGCGCCAAGGTTGCCGACGAAGCGGTCGACTGCGTTCGTCCCAATTGCGCGCTGGGCCTGCGCCAGCATGGACACGAACTCGACATTCAGATCCATGCCGGCCAGCTCCTCTGGCGGCGGCGGCACAACGCCCTGCTCGATCATGTTGGTGAACGTGATATCGACCATCGGGTTGAGCAGCTCGTTGTGCAGGCGCTCAAGCACCGGGCCAAGCATGAGCAGCTTCTCCTCGTGGCGCTCGGCGACCTCGGTCGCGGTCATGCGCGTGTTCGGGCCTGCGCTCGCGAGCATCAGGAACATGTCTGCGTAAAACGCCCCACGCACCCGGTCGCGGCAGTCCTGGATGTCCATCAGCAGGTGCTGGAGGTTGAGGTTGACCTCGAACGCGGTCTTGATGCCAGCGGCCCCGTCGACGTACGTGATGCCGCCAGGCAACATCTCGACATCGCGGTTCTTGAGGCTGGTCGGAACCTGAAGCGGAGGCTTGGTCTGGAAGTCGATCACCTGTGCCTTGCGGAGCTGCTCGTGCTGCAATTGCTTGATGTCGCCGAGCGCCTCCATGCCAGGGCTGTTGCCGTAGATGTCGCCGCCGGCCGTGGCCCATCGAGGGCAGACTGCCGGGAACTGGCGGAACCCGCTCTCGCGCAGGAACTTGCCCTTGTCGCCGCCAATCTCGAAGTACCACGATGCCCACGGCATGTTGCGGCTGTCGCGCTTGCGGATGTCCCTGTCTGCGCGCGGCTCGACAGCGTGGATGATGGGAATCCACTGGTCGAGGTTGTGCGCGTCGTACATCGACTGCACGCTCTTCGAGCAGTTGGTGTAGCCGAACTCCTTGACCATCGCCGACACCGTCATTTCAAACTCGCGGTACAGCGTGCAGACCTTGCCCTGGTAGTCGGTCGAAATGCAGAACTCGCCCGTCGTGACCGGGTACATGTGGTTGACGGTCTGGAAGTCAGGCAGCACCAGCGATGCGGCGGTGCCGAACGCGCCCAGCTCCTCGTACATCATGTGGAGGCAGCGGTACGTGTTGCTGCGCTGGAACACGGTCTGCATGCGACGGGTGACGTCATCCAGCCAGACCTTGACGGGGTGATACAGGTTCAGGTCGGGATCCGGGGTCGCGAGCCTGAACCACGGGCGCGCGGGCGATGTCGCTCCGGCCATCATCCCGGCCCCGAGCGTACGCAGCGCGCGCGTACCCGTATTGTCGTAGATTGCGTTGTGCCTGCGCCATCCCTTGTCGCGATCCTGCCTGAAGTAGCGACCGTTGCGCGGCAGCAGGTAGGTCGTGATCTCCTGCCAGTGCGCCCACCATGACGCGCGCTCTGACTTTAGCTGGCCCCAACGGGTGAACAGCTGGTCGCTTCGTGGCGCGCCGGCGTAACTCTTTGCGTCGGATGGGTACTGGCTCATGCGTCAGCCGCCGAGAAGCGTGCTTCGTCCGAGCGAGAGCTGCGTGGGGTCAACGCCGCCAGGGCCAGTCAGCATGGTCGATGAAGGGCCGCCGCCAGCCTGCTGTCCTGCGCGCTCCATGATGCCGCCGACGTCAGGCTGCCTGCGGTTGGCGGCGTTCATCGCCATTTCCGACCTGCGCTGCTGTGCCTGCGCTTGGGCGAGCTGTTGCGCCTGCGCTCGCTCCTGCGATTCAAGCGCACGCGCCTGCTGCTTCTTTGCATCTTGACCAGCCGCGATGCTGTAGCCAGCGCCGGCAGCAGCAGCAGCACTTCCAACGACGGTCGCTCCGACAGCTGCGGCCACGCCAGGCGCAGCAGCAGCAGCCGCAGACCCAAGTATTGCCGCACCGATTGCGCTGAAGATTGCCATGTCACGCGATCCTTTTGATGTAGGTGTGTTCGCTCTGCTCGAAGCCCATCCGCTGAAGCACGCTGCTCACGCGGTTGTCATGATCCAGGTGCAAGCTGCTCATCGCTACGACCTTGGCGCCCTGCTCGCGCGCCCAGTCCTGAAATGCGGTCACGAGCCTGATGCCAGCCGTGCCTCCGCGCGCGGCCGGCTCGACCCACCATGCCAATTCGCTCGCCCACAACGTGCGAGGCGCAAACCAAAGACCGCTGACGATGCCGAACAGCATGCCCACGATCTCGCCGTCCTGCTCTGCGACTAGCAGCACGCCATGCTGCATGCACGCGCGGATGGCCGCAGCGATGTCTGCATCGTCGTACTCGGCAATGGTGGCATGCGGCGCAAACGCAATGAAGTGACGCGCCATCTTCACGATGGTGTCGACGTCAGCCTCGGTTGCGTTGCGGATCGTCGCCATGTCAGCCGCCAAGCAGCGTTGTTGTGGCCAGCGCGACCTCGGCGGGCGACGGTGTGGATGTGATGAGGCTGCTCGATGCGCCTGCCTGCGGGGCTGCTGCGCGCCGCTGCGGAGCCTGCGCGCTAGGCCGGATGACTTGCGTCGGGCCGGGAGAGACAACGGATGTTCGCGAGACCGTACGTTGTCTCGGATCGGCTGCATTTGCTGCGAGCGAGGCCATTTGCGCCCACCGCTGAAATGGCGTCATGCTTTGCTGTGCCTGTCCTGCCATGAATGCACGAGTTGTTTGCGCCCAGCCTTCGATTCCAGATGGCATTCGACTGTTGGCAGCAACCTGTGCCAGTGACATCTGACCTGCTGGGCCGAACATTGCCATGATGCGACAGTACGACTTGGCGCAGTCGTTACGGCTACCTCGCCTGCGAGTACGGGTCGTAGTCCTGCTCGCGCTTGCGCTTGGCGTAGCTCGGCAGGTCAAGCCGGCTCGCCACCGGGTGCGCAAATGTCAGTGCCAGCGCGTCGGCAAGGTCGGGCGAGCCGCCACCCTGCAAACGCTTCTTGACCTCGTCCTTCGATTCAAGCACGCGCTTGCCCGATGCGTCGTACCAGTACGTCGGCGTTGCCAGTTCCTGGCGCAGCGCAGAATCCTGCGGGATCGCGCCGCCATGCTCGAGCCACTCCTTCATGGCCCACCACATTTCGGCGCGCCTGTTCACGAACTGCGTCTCTGCCACCGCTCGACCGCCAAACGGCACCTCAACGACGTCGTAGTCGAGCTGCCGCAGCCGGTCAATCACGCCTGCGCCGGCGCCCGAGTCAATGAACACGGCGTCAGGGTCATGCTCGTTGATGTGCGCAGCCACCCGCGCTGCCAGCTCCATGTTGTCGATGCCCCTATACACCCACGGCGTGAACGCCTGAAGGCCACGCCGGCGGAACACGACGCTGCGGTCATCGCCGAACCGGGCAGGGTCGACGCCAATGACCAGCGGCGCGCCGGCTACGTCCTTCTCGGTGTACACCCTGCGCGCAGCGGCCTCGACGTCAGCCAGGCTAATGAGCTGGTCATCGCCGGCCGCGCTGAAGTCACACAGGTACTCGCGCGCAAAGCTTGTCTCGGCCATGTCCCTGCGCAGGCGCTCGACCTCGTCGGCAGGCAGCGCATCGGTGTCATACACGGTGTAGCGGGCCTGATACCAGTCAGGCAGCTCGGCGGCTTTGTAGTACAGCTCGCTGAACAGGTTGATGCCTGACGGCGTGCCGATGAACAGCGCCCACCCTCGACGGTCTGACAGCGCCGGCTGGATGATGTCGTTCCAGACCTCTGGCTTGATCTGCGCGACCTCGTCAATGACCACGCCATCGAGGCGAACACCACGCATCGCGTCGGGGTTGTCGCCGCCGAACAGGCGGATCGTCGCGCCGTTGTGCTTGAATTTGACGGACAGCTCGGACTCGTTGACCTCGATGGCGCCCGTAATGCGCATGGGTTCAAGCTTTTGCTTCAACCTTGCCCAGGCGATGGCTTTGGCTTGCTTCAGGAACGGCGCCACGTAGAAGAACAGCCCCAAATCCTTCGAGAACTGGAGCGCGGCCTCGATCAGCTCCATGACCGCACACTCGGTCTTGCCGGCACGACGGTGAAGCGCCAGCACGGTGAACCGGCGCCGCTCCAGGTGGCAACGCTCCTGCCACGCGCGCGGCGAGTAGTCGAGCCTAACTGTCGGCCTGCTCACGCTTGGGTACGCCCGTGATCACGTTGATGCTGACGCCGCCGCCGTGGTCGACCTGCTGCCGGTCGCCGTAGCGGCTGGGATCCCACTTGGACAGCAGGCGCAGCACGGTGTCAACGCGCAGCTTCTTCCAGTTCAGGTCGAGCTGGTCTTCTGGCTTGCGCATCGACTCAACCAGCATTTCCTCGGCGATTGCGTCGAATCCAGTGGTTCTGGCCTCGGCCATGCGTCTACGAAAACCCTCGTCCTTGGCCATCCACTTGTACACGGTGGCAAAGCATGGCCTGGATTCCTTCTCCTCGCACCATGAACGCAGGGTCTGCCCTGCCGCGATTGCCGCGATGATCTCGTCGGCGACCTTCGCCGGCACATCTTCGGGCGGCCTGCCTACTGGCTTTGGCTGCTTCCGCTTTGCCATCATGTCCTCCGTTGCCAGCGCGCGACTGTCTGCGCCCTGCGCCTGTACGTGCAGATCTTCTGCACAGTTCCGCGCGAAACTCCGAACATCCTAGCCAGCACGCGGTATCCAAAGTTGAACTCCTCGTGCAGCTCCCTCATGCGGTTCACGACCGCGTCGGGAATGGTCGAGTTGTGGTGCGACGATCCGATGCGATAGCCGCGCTCGTTGAACGCGATGTACTCGCGGCGGGTTACTTTCCCTTGAGGATCATGCGCCACGGCAACTTTTGCTTCTTGCCGGCGTCGGCACGGTTGAACTCGCGCGCCACTGACTGCGGCACACCGACACGCTTGGCAAATGCAGGATCGTGTGCTGCTGCCGCCATCAGGCGGCGTTGCGATTCGCTCTTGCTTGGCATGCGCGACCTCCACGTTCATTGGCCCATCTCACGCAGACGGGCCTCCACCTTCGCACGGTACGCGGCAGTCGATGCCTTACGGTGTCCTTTGGGGCCACCGTTCCAGATGCCTGCAAGCGTCGCAGGCTTCCAGTCCGGCGCATAGCGCGTCCAGTACGCAATGGCCACGCGCCTGGCGTAGGCGGGATCTGTGCAGTTTGCGTATGTCTCGCCGTTGGCAACCAAGGTCTTGTCACGCTCGACGGCATCGGCCCAGCAGGCCCGCTGAATCTGGAGAGGCCCGATGCTGGCTCCGTTGTCGCCGACTGCTGCCGACGGGTCAGCCTCGCCTCCGGTCTCAACATGCTGGATCGCATCGAGGATCGGCGCCGGGTCGTAGCCGGCTGGCGGTGGCACGAGCGCGAGAACGATTGTGATGATTGTGTGCGTCATGTACCCCGTATCGGGTCGGTTTGCCGATTGACTGTAGCCAAATGCCACAGGATCTGCCGTTTTCAGTTACGGAGCAGTCCCGCAACATCCATACCGTCCACCTCAAGGCATCGTCGGTGACGCAGGAATGGACGTTCGTGCTGGCATCGGACATCCACTGGGACTCGACGCATTGCGACCGTGACGCATGGGACAATGTGCTTCGCCAGGCCGGCAACAATGGCTGGGGCGTGTTCGTGTGGGGTGACCTCTACGATTTAATGCAGGGAAGGCACGATCCACGGCGCGCCCGCCACGGTGTGCGTCCCGAGTTCGACCATGCCGGATACCTCGATGCGGTCATCGAGGGATGCGCCGACTGGCACAAGGCCCGCAACGACAACGGCAACATCATCCTGCTGTCGCGCGGCAACCACGAGGAGAGCATCCGCAAGAACTGCGACACGGATCCGATCCAGCGCACGGTGTCACTGATGAACTACGGCACCCCGCACACCACCTACTCGGGCGGATACGGCGGGTGGGTTCGGTTTGTGCTTGACCTCAACGGCGCCTACTACAGCCTTAATCTCAATTACTTCCACGGCAGCGGCGGCGCGCCGGTCATGACACATGGAGTCTTGCAGACCGTAAGGATGGCCGCCTTCAGCCCCGATGCCGACGTCATCTGCACGGGCCATGTCCACAGGCGTTGGGTCGTGCCGCTCGCCAGGCAGCGACTGGTGGTCAACAAGGCCGGCGCCAAGGTCGTGCGCGACACCCAAACCCACGTGTGCTGCGGCAGCTTCAAGGACAGTTTCGGTGACGGTGCCGAGGGGTGGGAGGTCGAAAAGGGCATGCCACCAAAGGACACAGGCTGCGTGCTGATGAAGCTGTACCTTGAGAAGTCGACCGTGTCGACCGCATCACGAAGGTCAAACATGCGCTACCGGCTGGTGCCGGAGTTCACGCTCACGAGGTGACCATGCGGGTCAAGCTCGGAGGTCACGACTTCACGGTCAGGCTGGTGCCGCAGCTGCGCGATCATGGCAGCTGCGAGGTGACGGTCACAAAGACAGGCAAGGTGCGCCGGGTCATCCGCCTGGCCTCGTGGAACCGCCCTCGAGCAATGCTGGGTACTGCCATTCATGAGACGATCCACGCCAGCCGGCCTGACATGTCGGAGGCCGAGGTGCGCGCGCTCGAAGCCGACATCGCGCGGCTGCTGTGGCGAATGGGCTACCGCCGGCCTACGCAATCCTGATGTCGCTGTAGCGGATGCGCTGCACCCAGATCGGGGTGGCTGCGCCCACGTACGAGCCGACTACGGTGAAGTCCATGTAGTCGGTGGCCTGCTCGACATTGAACCCGTGGCTTCGCATGAGGATTCGGACACACTTGCCGTAGTCGTACACCGCGCGGGGGTGGCCTGCGTAGTCCTCTGCCACACCCATGAACGCATCGCGGAACTCGGCCGCAAGCATCATCGGCGGGATGTTCTCCTCACGCGTGGACATGGCGGCATTTCAACCTCGTGCGGCTCGCCTACGGATACCTGACCGCCCCACTCGCGCGCCATCCTGTACGCGCAATCCAGGCTCGGCAGGATGGGATAGTGCTTCATGATCAGCCTGGCGCGCTTGCGCACTGGGCCAGGCACCCGTGGCGTGGCCTTGGGATCGAGCAGCTCGTACATGAACTGACGCACCCTCGCGATGGCGAGCGCCTCCTCGTGGGGAAGAGTCATCGCCAGTCCTCGTCAAGTATGACCCAAAGCTTCCGCGCGTCGAGCAGCCATGAGGTCTTGGCGTTGCCGGCGGTATCAAATACCCTGGCGTTGTAGTTGTGGCGGTGGTAGCCGCTGTCCACAATGGCGCGGTTGATGCCGCGCTTGCCGTCAAGTTGGCCCAGCGCCACCATGTGCATCGGCTGGATGTGGATCGGTTCCTCTCCAGGCTTCCCGTACGTGCTGGCGTCGAAGAAGATGTCGAAGATGACGGTGATGTCCGGGTACAGCTCCCGGTAACGCTTGCCGTCCTTGTCGTTGAAGGTCACGGTGTACTGGGGGTCAAGGCCGAACATCTGCTGCGCCAGGTAGAACGGCGTCCGCACTGACTTGAGGTCTGCCGGCTTGCCGTTGTAGAGCAGGTCGAACGTGAACTTGTCGGCGACCTTGTCGGGGTTGACGACGACATCCATGTGCAGGTTCTGCCTTGCCCAGTCGGCCCAGCGCGCCTCGCAGTCGGTGCCATAGGCATCGCACCATGCCCGCTTGTCCTCGTTGCTGGGTCGCATCATTGCAGCGCGCCTTCCGTATGCGCAAAGCACTGCCAGCCGCGCAGTTTCGCATACGCATGCTGATCCTCGCTGGTGTCTGCCTCGTGGGCGCAGACCTCCCGCCTCGCCTCGTCGCGCTCGCGCTTGGTCTCGCGCAGCTCGATAGCCAGCTCGGCAACGTCGCGCACCGACCTGATGCCGGTCGCAAACACCTCCGCGTTGGCCTTGCGCAGCGCGTCGATCAGGTCTGCTGCCTCACGCAGCGTCTTGATGTCCGCGTCATCGATGCGCTTGTGCGCCGGCGAGTAGTCGCATTCCGGCCTCGTGG